TTCAAGATGACAGAAGAGGCAATGCCGTTATGGGAAAACCTAAACGTAAAAAACTTAGGCTTCCTCCTTTGGTCTCACAAAGAGTTCGGCTCAGTGGGGTCAAACCATTTCGGTTTGCCATTGTAATATAAACGTATATAAACGATGTCTATTAAAAAGAAGTTTGTATTTGCGTCCGTATTGTTTTTCTCATTAGCCTTTCCTAAGTCAAGTTTCGTGAGAGCTTCAGAGATGAAGATGGAGATGGATACCGCATCCGTCAAAGTCAAGCTCAAGAACGAATATAAGGACACCAAGGATAAGCTCATTAAAGAGGTAGACGAATATATCGCCTCAACCTCTAAGTCAAGTAGAATGACGGGAAAAGCAATCGTATCAAAGTCTATCTCTGAGGAGTTTGATATTACCCTGCTACTCGCCCAATGTCATATTGAAGGTCACTTCGCTACAATGGGAAGACCAAAGCGTACTAACTCGGCATTCTCCGTAGGTTGCTTTGATAATGGTAAGAGCGCATTCAGATACAAACACCCCGATGATTCTATCGAGCCGTACATTAAACTTGTCAAGTACAACTACATGAACGGCAGGAGCGTGGAACAACTTCTTAGTAGTGGATTCCGTAATAAGAACGGAGCTAAGTATGCCTCAGCACAAGACTACGTCCCAAGGATTAGAAAGTGCATGAGCAACATCAAGAAGTCCACCGAGATACACAGCTTGTATCAAACGCTACTATCCCTCAAAGGGAAGATAGAACAGAGCGAGTCCTGATAGTAGAAATCATCAAAACGAAAGAACCGCCTTGAGATACTTCATAGTACCCAAGGCGGTTCTCTTTTTATCGGTAGGTAGTCCTACTAATCCTTTCTGTGCTCCCATATCAGCTGAGCAACTCTTTCCTCAAAGCTATTGAGACCATAGTCTTTAGTAGCTTGTAGTACAGCGTCAAGAGCTTCCTCCGTGAGCTTTACGTTGTAGAGACCAAGCACGAGCTGAATGCGAACCCTAACACCCTGACGTGCGACAATGTCTGCACCGATGGCTCTCGTGAAGCATCTTACGAGATACTCACCGCCACCTACGATATAAGGAGAGATGTTCTTATCGTCCTTCTCTGTTGGCATTATGTTAGCCACGTCACCGATAGATGGGACATACAGCTTAGCAATGTTGATGTCAAACGACTTCACGTACTCTGTGTTCTTAATTTCTTCCATGTTCTTTTTCTTTCTTCTATTTCGTTTCGTTATCACAAAGTTCACCCGAGATGCACATTGAAGAACACCTCGGGTGACACTCTTTAGTTTGTTAAATCCTTAGCGCAGTAGCCAAGCGATACCAGCTACAACAAGACCTGCGAGGACTGAACCTGCGAGGAACATAGCCATGTGAACCTTATCTACCTTAGAGGTATTGTAGGCTCTATCCTTCTCACCGATAAGGAAGACCTCGAGCTTGTCCATCAGACTATCGTACCAAACGAAGGTCTTATCAACGAGCTTGATTTCCTTTGACTTACCATTACCAATCATCAGGCTGAAGTACTTTTCAGTACCATCCTCAAACGTAGCCTTATAACCAAGACTGCCATTAGGGAACTGAATGAATTGGAAGCCCTGCGTATAAACGGACGTAGTACCTTCCTTCAGGAGACGCTTACGTTCGTCAGGGTGAAGCTGGATGACCTTGATGTCCTCTGCTTCTACGGGTTCGGCAAAGGCTGATGGGTCGTTGTAGTGTGGGTCGTCCTTAGAAAGACCCGTAGCACCTGGCTGACTTCTTACGATTACTTGTGGTTTCTTACTCATGAGTTTTGTCAGTAAAATAATATATATTCTTAGATATTTACCTAATTTCCATATATTATAGAACTAACAGAACTGACTGAGTTTTTCATAAACCTATATCAGTAATGAGATAATACTAATCAATACCGATAGGAGTGAACTTATAATTGCGAATCCGAGTAGTAGCAGGAAGAATGCAATGTAAGCTACATTCGGGTTTCGTGATATGGCAACCCTATACAGAGCGATTGACCATAAAATTACAAGCAAAAGTGATACTGCGAACCAAGTTGTTAGTGAATCCATATTTGATACTTTGATAAAAAGAAATGGCTACACACATCTGCTGTTCCCTATTTCTAACACGCTTAGTTAATAATACTTTAATGTTATACTTTCAGCAAAAGGTGTAGCCATTGTCTTTCTTAGAGGTCTATTGAGAAGTCAAACGCACCCTTGATGCTATCTCCTTCACTCAGGTCAATATCCTCTTCCATCATCATCTCCGCCTTGGAGGGGAGTTCGTAATTGGGTCGGATGACCTTTTCGTCAAGGAGTTCAAGAATGTCGTCTGTGAAGACCGACTTGCAGAAAATCTTGTTTGCAGGGACGGATACACCAAGGTGCTTCACGACATAACCTCGTGCGGTCTCCTTGGGCTGGAAGTACTTTTCAGCTGTTTCTCCCGTATCCTTATCCTTTAGTGCATCAAACTTCCTGCATTTCGCCTTGTCTGCATCAGACAGCTTCTCGTATTCTCTCTTCTCAAGGATTTTCCCTCTTTCAATCCCAACGTTGTCCCAAGTAAGGAACTTCTCAAGACCGATATAAGGGTTGTTCTTGGTAAAGAAGGAGATGTAGAACTTAGACTTGATAGGCTTTGCAAATCTCGTCTTGGTGGGGTTACACGTTACGATACATCCTGATGACTGAATTTCAATACCGAGGTCTTCGCTCTCCTGCTTCAGCTTGTCGCTGATAGCATCCTTACCATCAAGTTTAGCCTTTGAGAGCATCATGATGATGGAGGCGTTGTAGTTCAGGGCTTCACCACCTGCGGCTTTTGCCGTTGGAACATAAGACCCTTGGTCTACGTAGACGTGATTGGTTACAATCATCGGAATATCCAGCTGACCTAATGGAGTAGTGATAGCACGGAAGACCTGAGCCATATACTTCTGCTTCGTCAGGTTCAGCTTTCCAGCCTCACCGCTCGCCACTTGGTCAATACCTGATGTCGTGGTGAGCGCACCGAAGCTATCAATGACAATCATAAGTCTTGGCTTCTCGGTGTCGGGGTCGGAAGCAAGTTGCTTTTCGTACTGAGCCTTCAGGTTGGTCGTCAGCTTAGAGATGAGACCACCAATCTCTTCAATACTATTCGTCTGCTTCAGGATTAGCTTATCTGTATCAATGCCAAATCGGTCAAGACTTGAAACATCATATGAGTTCTCGCTATCAAAGAGGAGACAAGTATATCCCATCTTCTGAGCTTCACGCATACAATCCATACACAGATAGGACTTACCCGTTCCCTTTTCACCTGCAAACTCCACGATACGCCCCGAAGGAATGCCCCCAAAGAGAGAACCACTCAGTGACGCATTTAACGTGTAGTGACCCGTAGGTATATACTCTCGTATTTTACCTACCTGACTCTTGGTCAGAATTTCAAGTGAGCTGTCCGCACTTGCGATTACGCCCAAGAGGTCAAGAGAGCTTCCACCGCCCTCTGTTGATTTCTTTCTTGCCATACGTTTCTTTTACCTATTCATAGCGAGTTATACATTTTGCTGTTTGAAATAGAATTGCTAACTTTGTCATCACAAAGGTAGGACAAACTTTTGATTCCGCAAAATGGCGAGTAAAGAAAAAGAGGAACAGATTAAGGATGCTCCATTAGAAGAGAGCAAGATGTCACCATACGACTTGGTGAAGCTACTCTATGAAAATAGGGCTATGGTTAAAAGTCTTAGAGAGGACACCCTTTCTAAGAATGCCTTTATGGTCAATCGTATTATGTCTATCCAATATCCTTTACAAGCCGATACCATTCAAAAGACGGGATGCTCACCACGACAAATGTTCTATGTGTGGTGTTCTTTCCTTGAAAATATCAAGGCAAACAAAGTTCCTCAGGCAGTATATGTTAAGGGAAGAAAGAAGCTGGAGACAGAACTTTTTTCGGACATATTTTGTATACCTGCGGAAGATTTACTACCTTTGAGCGGGTTTGCAGGAGTAGAGTGTAAGACGATACAATATGCGTTGTCTAACGAATACACTAAGCAGATTGCCCTCCGAGAGTACGAAGAGTACAAGGAGCATGAAGAGCGTGTTACGAAGCAGACCTCACGAGTAAAGAAAAAAGATATAAACGATATATTATAATGAGTACATTGACATCACACGAACGGAATACTATTCGTCTGCGTCTTCAGGCTCTTGAGAGTGGGGACAAAGAGTGCGTGGTAGCTCCTATCTCTTCATTTGATTTCACTCAGATTAACCTGCCCTATGCCATCGTAAGAAAGGACGAGGAGGGAGACGTGAACATCACTCTTGATAGCAATATGCACGGGGAGATGGGTAAGCATTGGATGAAGACTTATCGCCCGTTCCTGCGTAACATTCGTGAGAACAAGACCGAAGGGTATTACATCGTTCAGTACTACGAAACGCAGGAGGATAAGGCATTAGGAAGAAAGACCTTTGCACTTATCCGAGTGTTTAACGCAGAAGAACAAGAGGCAGACAAATGTATCACAGCGAGCATCTCTGCCCTTGAGGAGACGAACAAGCCTTCTTCGGTAAATAAAATCTCCGAACTGAAAAAGAAGTTCTTGGATATTGCAAACATCACATACCCCCTAAACGTTCTCTCAAGCTACTTCTCCGAAGGTGATAGGTATATGGCTATCAAGAAGAGCCGTAGGATTGGTCTTGATTATTCCTATTCGCTTGATGGTCAGGCTTACAGCGTAGTATGCGGTGATGAAGATGAAGACCTAATCGGGGTAGAGTACGAAGTGGAGGATGAGGAAAGAGTGCAGAAGAAGACTGCCCCTCAGGCTGAAACGTTTGTCAGTATCTTTGATATGTTCTAAACGAACGAACACACTATATATAAGAATGAGTATTACAAAAGAAGCCGTAAGGCTGTTAGCGAAAAAAGCGAAAGTCCAGCAGTCAGTAGAAGAGATTGCTCTTGAACACGCAGACGGCATCCTCGTGCAGGAGAGAATTGACCTTCCTTCGGTGTGCGTATATGTATCCAAGGACACTAAGATTTTCTTCACCTCGCAGTGGATGAACGACTACGAGACTATCGTGACACGCAAGAAGAGATATGGTGCGATTGAGTTCTCCATCAACAGAGACCTCAGCGAAGCGTGCGACAAGCTCCGAATGTATGTCAATGGTATCTTCAAGGCAATGAAGATTAAGGATAACTCTATCCTTTGTCTTGAAATCTCCTACCTACCGACATCAGGGAACTACGCACCATACGGAGTCTCCTACAAGGAAATGCACACAAAAGGCTACGAGTTCGTCATCACCCGCTTTGCCGTTGTAAAGGAGGATGGGAGTATTAACGACATTCAGTCTGAGGAAGGATTTGAGTCCATTGTTAAGAATGTCTCCGAGACGTTCCTCCTGAGAAAGGACTACTCTATTCACGAACTCAGTAGCATGGCAGATTTGGCAAATAGGGAATATATCTCGGATATGCCTGATGCTATCTACTTCCGCTTTATCTCTAACACGTACGAGTGCATGCCTAACAGCTGGAAGAAGCTCTCGTTGAACTCCTCTGTGCATCAGATTCGCCCTCGTAGGTCTACGCTCTTCAAGGCATACTATTTCATCCTAAGCGACTTCACACGAGCTTATACGGAAGGTATGGCGAAGGGAGACCTTGAATGGGTACGAGCGCAGTATGCAGGGGATTATATCAGACGTGTAGGGGAAGTCGCCTTGGTCTATTTCAGAGGGCTTGATATGCAGGTGTTGAAGGACAACAAGATTGAGCCACGTCTCCTGAGACCACAAGACCAATACTCCTATCGTTCGGATATTAACTACAACTACATCAACAACGAAGAGCTGAAGGGAATGCTTCGCTCAAGTGAGATGTACCGATGTATCTACACGCTCCTTATGGTTGCGCTTAGATTCGTCAAAGACAAGGAAAAGGTTGGCGACTATCTTTCCGAGACTGAGCTGGATAAGCTCAATGCGATTATCGTAGACCTCCACAAGAGGCACGATATTGCAGGGTAGAACTACAATCCTAAAACAACGGCATCATCGTGATAGACTTAAAATCAACGATACAAGATATGCCGAGCAACTTGGAGAGACTTATGTTTCTCCGAGTGACTCGGGATACATCTACTATTCGCTCATTCACCGAAGACATCTTTGAGGATGAGCGTCTCAGGAGATGCTTCAAGACTTTCTCGGTCTATGTGGATAGGTATAAGGACATGCCTGATTTCAAATTGCTATCAGGTCTTGTCAATACCTTCCAATCTAAGGGCATCCTTGGCATAGAGAACGAAAGCAAGGAAGAGATTACAGACCCATTCGTAAACCTCTTATATGACGAATCCTTTAGGCAGTCTGCCCTGCAAGAGGAAAATGAATATCTTGACTCTCAGATAGACGAACGGCTCAAGAAGGTTACTATTGAGAAGGCTCTCCTTAGTGCCACCTCGGCTTTCCGAGATGGTATGTACAAGCACAAAGACCCCGTAGCTGTTGTCGGGGACATTCAGGACAAGCTGAGGGAGGCAACACTTCCCGTAATGGCTAAGGCTGATATAGGGCTTGACTTCTACAACCCCGAACACCACAAGCAGGACGAACTTGAACGCACCTCTACGGGCATCACGTTCCTTGACAAGTGTTCCAATGGTGGTTATTGGAAGGGTTCTCTTTGGTGCGTCATGGGTGCTCCAAAGTCGGGTAAGACCTATACGATGCACAACCTCCTTGCCTCCGCAGTCCGTGCTGGGGTGGATACCTGCCTTGTTTCCTTGGAGCTTGCACGTACGATGTGTATGAGCCGTATCGGCAGTAACCTCCTATCTATCAATATCAGTCAATACCAATCGGCTGAGGAGAGTGGTGTGGTAGGCTTCAAGCTGAAGGCTATGCAGGCTTCCAACTTTAGGAATGGGAGACTTGTTGTTCAGGACTTCCCTACATCAAAGCTATCGGTAAGCGAGCTTGCTTCGTACCTTATCTCCACGGAACGTACGTTGAGTAAGCCAGGTAAGCCGTTTAAGTTCAAGGTTATCTTCCTTGACTACATCAACCTGATGTCGGACGAGAAGGGTAGCAAGAATGATAACTCCTATACGAAGATTAAGAATATCGCAGAAGGACTAAGACGTATCGCCAAGGAGAATGATTGGTGTATCGTAACGGCTACTCAGACCACTCGCTCTCAGACGGACACGGAAGAGATTTCGGCTACGGACGTATCTGAGTCTTCGGCACTCAACGCAACGCTTGATATGATGTTCGGTATCATCAAGTCCCCTGCAATGGATGCCAACAACGAGATGTACCTCAAGTGTCTCCTCTCCCGTGCTGGTGGCATGAATACCAAGCAGAGGTTCATCCTTGAGAAGGATTATATGCGTGCCACTGAAGACCTAAGTCCTGGTGGTTACTTTGACCCTTCCGAAGGAGAAAAGCAACGCTCGTTCTACAACAACGAAGCAAGTAGCAATGGACCTCAGCGAAATGTGCAAGGTAACTTCTATGGTCATCAGAACAAGGGTGAGTTCTTCAAGAAACTTGAGGAGGTCGCAGGGTCTACGCTCTCCGACTACAACGACCCCAAGACGATGCAGAAGTTTGGCGTGACGGGTGTGCAAACGGATGCACCAAGGCAACAGCCAAACCTAATCTCCCATACGACATCTTCACCAATGTTCATTGATTCAGATGATGCACCTCCTGCACAGCCACAACAGCCTGCACAGCCTGAGGTGACTGAGGGAGAAGAAAGCGTACATCGGATACAACCAATGGGAATGGGAAGTGCAACGCCACCACCAAGGATGACGGACTTCACTCCGAGTGGAGGACGAGGTTCGGATGACCCTCTCAACCCCAACTACTCAGGAGGCTTTGAAGCTCTTGGAGACCCACTTGAAATGCTTGATAGGGGGCTTGGCATACAACCTATAGGTATGGGTGCGTCACAACCGACACCACAGCCTACTCAGGTAGCTCCAACGCCACCACCACCTCCACCTGCACCACCCACTCCTCATGCACCTCCTGCGCCAGCACCGCAAGAGCCTCCAACGCCTAAGTACACGGCTAAGCCGAAGTACACAGCGAGCAAGCCTTCTAAGTTAGAGTACCCTTCCAAAGTAGAGCCTAAACAACAAGCTCAACAAGTAGAGGAGAAAGCTCCAATCTATAATAACGTAGAGGAAGAGAAGGCTGGGTACGACACAATGATGTCCGCTGTGCATATGGTTCAACAGACACTTGGAGCAAAGCTGGAGAAGCCACTCCCAACGTTTGAAGAGTTCAAGAAGAACAACGAGAACCCTTAATACGTAACGGAATTGAGACCCCCTCTCTCTGCCTCGTATATTACGGAAATTATATATGCAAGAGGAAGAAGTCAGAGGAGAACGCATTGTAAACCTCACAGAAAAGAGAGGGGGTGTCAATCCCGTATTTGAAAGCTCATATAATAACGGAGCAGAGTATGTCAAATCTCAGCTAAAGAATAAGCCACGTCTTGACCCATCTGTATCGGATTGGTATCAGGACGCTACAACGGATGATATAGTAGGCAACTTAGAGAAGAGGGCTTTGGCTGTTGCTATCCGAGATATATACGAAGGTAGTCCTTGGTTTCAGGAAGACCAATCGGACGAAGAGTATCTTATCAGGGTTGTATTCACCAATAGGTCTTCTCAGCCGTACCGAGATATGTTTGAGTACTTCTATACGAAGTTAATTGGTACGTCAGAAGGTTATACGATATACGACATTGTCCTTGGGTTTGGCACGTTCTTTGATATAGAGTTTGAGAGACTTTGCAATGAAATCCTAACGCTACAAGAGCGTCACTCTCTCGTAGAAGAAATCCATCAACTCGGCATCAAGAGGAGGGAAGATGTAGAAGCACCCATCTCGGTGTTTAATATGTAAGACCTAATCGTGGTGCTGTCACTAACAAACTAAAACAGAAATGAGTGCAACTCAACCTTTTGAGTATCTGAATAAGCTCATCCTTGTAAGCGACATCCACTTTGGTGTCCGCAACGATAGTGCGGAATGGCTTGACAATATGTCTTCCTATTTCACCAACTTCTTCATCCCTCTCGTCAAGAGCAAGGCGAATGAAAAGATTGCAGTCTGCATCCTTGGTGATTTGTTTGACAATCGTCAGTCCATCAACATTGACACGATGAATGTCGCATCGAGGATTATCCGTCAGATAGCTGAGATAGCCCCCGTGTATGTAATGGCAGGTAATCACGATATGTCAAGACGAAGCGACAGCTCGCTCAACTCCCTTGTTATTGTAAGAGGAATCCCAAACGTTTCAGTCATAGATGCTAACTCAATGGTTCACTTTAAGACGGAGAGTGGACGTGGGTTTATGACTCAGTTCATACCATATACGGGCATATACTCAAAGGAGACCGAAGCGGTAAGCAACTCAGAGGCTGACTATATCTTCCTCCATACGGAAGTCCTTGGCGCTATCTTTGACTCAGGGAAGCCTATCAAGGATGGTGCAGTCACGACAGCCTCACGTGCTAAGCGTATCTTCTCGGGGCATATCCATAAGCGTCAGGAGCTGGGTAAGTTTATCTATATCGGTAGCCCATATCATCTGAGAAGGTCTGACGCTGGAGACTTGAAAGGTGTTTATATCCTTAACGTTGAGGACGACACGCTTGAGTTCATCCCTAATAGATACTCGCCCATCTTCCAAGCCTTGACCTTGCAGTCGCTCCTTACGATGACGCTCTCGGAGTTCAAGTCGTATATCACGAACAACTATACCGACATCATCGTACCAAGAGACAAGGCGGGTGATATTGAGCCGTATGAGCTTCTCGCTTTGCTTGATAGGTCTACCTATAAGGATGTAAAGTTCTCCATTGAGAAGGGCTTGAAGATGACCGAGGAAGGGTTGCCTATTGAGGAAGAGATGCCTATATCATCACTTGAGGAGGTGAGTTACAAGTACATTGATGAGCTTGACCTACCGAAGGAGGAGAAGGAGCATCTCGTGGATTTGATGAGAGGGTATTTTAATGTCGCCAACGAGAAGGCGAAGGAAGTCTAATTTTATAATGTTGTATTAAATGGAAGGAGAAAAGAAGATTAGCCACTACGATAGCGATTTCATCAAGGAGGTTGGAGTGAATGGAGCTATCACGCATTACCGAAGGGTAGCCGCTGGTAGGCTGATTAAGCATAGCCAAGAGTTATACGACCTCGTCAAGGAGGGTGAGATGACGCTGAAGCAGATTGCTAAGAAGTTTAATACACACGAAGACGTTTTGTTTTTCTACTTGTACTTTGAAGCTATCTTTGAACCCATCAAGTATAAGATAGTGGCGAACTTCCCTGACCCGCCATATCCGCTTAACGAGTATCCCGAGGTATATAAAGCCCCGTATAATTATAAGGACAGACTATAAAGAAAAGAGGAGAGGACTTTCAGCGTCCCCTCCTCTTCTGTTGTTAGTAAATCGTCCAAGTCTCAATCGCTTCATTCTCCCAATCGTTATAGGAAAGCGTATAGTATCCCATTGTACCATAGCTCGTCCCCCACGAGTTTCTGAGAAGAAGGCTTTGCGTCTTGTCGTTATATCCTACAATGCAGATGGCGTGACCACCATAATCTCCACTGCCATTCCAAAAGTCATCACGAGACATAGATTTGACAAACAGCCCTGAAAGCACGGGTCCATTCATCACGATGGCGTTCTTCAAGTCACTCAGCTCAGTAACAAGACCATATCCCGCTATCTGATACTTTCCCCCGAGCTTTTGTATATTAACACCACTCGTTCTGATATATTCAAAAGCAACTTTGGGACTCATACCTATATCCCTTGACCTATCTCTACGCTGGTCGTAGATTTCTATTTCTTCAATGCCATAGTCAATACCCCTTGTCTTCCTTTCGGTGTTGATGAGGTAGTTCACCATAGCTGAACAAGAATGTGCTACGCAGTGCTGGGTTGAGCCTTGGTCTTCAATGGGAGGCATTATCCGCTGGCAGGAGAACGAGGTTGGAAGCCCATCTATTCCCATAGAGAAACGTGGGGTATCCCTCGTGATGTCTGATGGCTTATAGCCACCTAAAAGTCGCTTATCCATATGAGATTAAAAAATATACATTAGTAGGAGATTTTCTTTGAAAGATGGTAGTTACCATCTTCGCCTATGGTCAGTCGGTAGATGAACAGAGTATCCTTCCCTGCAAGGACGCAGGAGTACTGAGTAAGGTCTCCGTTAGCCCCTCTACTAAAGGTAGAAGGTCTCCAATGACCAAGGCTTGGAAGAGCCTCTTGTAGGATGTAGTTTCTTAGCTGTACCTTATTGATGACGCTATCCTTTATAACGACCTCAATGTGTTCTTGCTGACTCCCTCCATACTCCATAGAGCCAGCGTTTTTCTTCGTCTCACACCCTACAAGAGCAACAGCCCCGAAGAGTGCAACCGCCAAATACTTGGTGATTGTTCGTTTCATTTGTTTGTATGATTTCATAGTATTACCTTTGTAAGAGAATTTAGGTCAAAAAAGCCCCTATGCAAGTAAGCGATACCCTCATTAGCAAGGTAGAAGATATACTACTAAAGAAGTTCCCAACCTCCGCTGTAAAGCAGAGAGTGAACGTTAGTGAAGCCCAAATCAACTTCGCTTGTCCGCTATGTGGAGACTCCAAGAAGAACGAGTTTAAGAAGCGTGGTTCTATCATCCTACACGGAGACCACGAAGGGATGTATAAGTGCCACAACTGCGGTAGGTATATGTCCTTAGAGAAGTTTCTTGTAGAGGCTTCAAGTGCTGGGGATGTCTACTTTGACGAGGAGCTTGTCAAGGAACTCAAGTCAGCCCCAAGAGCAAAGAAGAAAACTTCCAAGGAGACAGCACGTAAGGCGGGGAAGGCGATAGGTTTGCTTATTGATGACGAGATTGTCAAGAGGTATTGCTACCACAAGACGCACCTGATGGCTCACCTTGGTTACGTCCTTATAGATGATGCCCCACCGCACGCCAAGGAATACTTAACCAACAGAATGCAGTACTCCTGGGATGACTTTCTCTACTCACGGAAGCTCAATGCTATCATCATCCTCAATCAAACCCTGACGGGTCACGTCTTAGGGTTGCAGTACAGATTTCTTTCTCCCAAGAAAGGACAAGCAAAGTATCGCAGTATGGGGTATGAAGAGATTGTCAAGAAGATGAAGGAAGGCGAGGACTTTGATATAAGACTTGCTGTACCCGAGGATACGTTAGAGACACTCAAGGAGCTATCCTACTTCTTCGGTATCGCCAAGGTAGACCCATCAAAGGAAGTAACCATCACAGAGGGCTTTTTTGATGCGCTCCTTATACCCAATGCCATCGCAACGAGTGGGGCTGGTAGAACGCCTCCTAAGCTCTTCAAACGGAGGTTTATGTACGATGATGATGATACGGGGAGAACCAAGTCTCTAAAGGGACTGAAGAATGGAGAATACGTCTTCCTTTGGAGGAAGTTTAGAAGCGACTACCATATCCCCGACAGAAGCAAATGGGACTTCAATGATGTGTTCATCTACCTACAAAGCAAAAAGAAAACCATAGGAGACCTATCTCCTTATTTCGGAAACGATAAATTTGATTTAATCAATGTCTAAAGAAGAACGGCTGAAGGAACTACTGAGACAAAGGGACGTGCTGGATGCTGAGCAGGCATCGGCAAAGCTCCTGATGAATGCCTTTACGGGTGTCCTTGGTAGTCAGTCATCGGAGCTATATAGCCCAGCACTCTACGAAGCGATTACGATGCAAGGAAGACAGATGACACGTATTGCGTCTGTGCTTATCACATCATACTTCAAGGGTGCATTCCAAAAGGATGAGGAGCTACATAAAAGGCTTGGCATCTCTACTGAAAGAGCAAAGACCCTTGACATCAATACGCTTGACCTCCCAAAGGACGAGAGTGGCAACCCAAGCCTTGAGATATACTCAAACACGGACTCTGTAAGCGGAGATACCAAGGTATATGTTGATGAATACAAACAAAGACCTAAGGTATATTCCATCCAAGACCTTTGGAACAAGCATTACAATATCCTCAAAGGACACGAGCATTTTGAAAATGAAGGGAAAGAGTATATCTTTGTAGGAAATATGTTGATGTTCACTCCGACATTCAACGGAGACCACGTCTGTTCCAACCAAGTGTCTTATCTGTATAAGCACAAGGTGAAGAAGGAGATGTTCGCTATCAAGGCATCTGACGGGACGGAGGTAAAGGTCACGTCAGACCACAGCGTCTTCATCTATCGTGACGGGAAGGTCATCCAAGTATCACCATCTGAAATCCAAAAGGGCGACAAGATCATTAAGTTAAAAGATATAAATTATGGCAACAGCTAAAAGTAGCATCAACGTACTCGGCATCAATGACGAGATTGGGAGTATCCTAATGGCTCTCAATCAGCTTGATGTTAATGTAGGTACGTTCTATACCATAGGCGTTAATAATACGTGCCTTGATGTCATTAAGGAAAATTTCCCTTCAACTAATGTTGTCAAGGTGACTGAAGACACCAAGGACTTCAAAGCCGACCTTATTATGGCGAAGAACATCTTTGGTGGTAGCTCGCAGTCCAATGAAGATGACGATGAAGAAGGAAGCAACGAGTCTCAGCTTGCCCTCCTAAAGCACTACATTGACCTCTTCTCCGAAGGAGAGAATGAAGTCCTTTGGCTTCTTGAAGAGCGAGTGCTATCCAATGCAGACGAAGAGCTTGTCACGAGAACGCTTGGCACTACACCTTGTAAGATTAACGCATCACTCGTCTCCGCTCAGAATAAGGAACGTCTCTATTGGTCAAACCTCGGAGAAGAAGAAATCAACCTCTTCGGGGAGAAGGAGACCAATATCCCTATGCCTCAGGATAAGTGCGTATCACTTGGGAAGCTGGTGCTTGATAAGGAGGAAGATGAAGACGAAGAGAAGTTCACCTTCGTAAGTCTTGAAGGGGTTACTCTCCCTGACCTATCAGCTGTTGATACAGCATACTACGTGAGCGGTGCTATCCGTATCCGTGGTGAAGCCAAGGAGCGTGTGCTGGAGCTTCGTAAGGACTCTAAATCTAATGCCATCACAGCGTCTAAGGTGAAGTGCCTTGTGGTCTCGGTAGATGGTAGAGGCAAGGGTGATACTCGTATTGAATGTCGCCACCTGACTATCGGTGAGGTAAAGAAGCTATACACCATTCCTTCCGAATACGACTTCTCTCGCCTGAATACTTCAGCGTGGGGCGTGCTGTCCCGTTCGTCCGTTGTGGATATTCTTGTTCATATCCTTTCATCCTCAAAGGCGTTCGCTACCTTGAGAGAGATGGCTAAGGCAACTCCTATCGTTCAGAACTTCAATGCTAAGGATTGGAATGAGCTTGCTAAGCGCATCTACGAGAGTGCAGTCAATAGAGGCTTTAGTGAAGATGCGATGGAAGCATCAAATGCTGGTATGCTTATTGTTAGCAACCTAACAAGAGCCCATTCGCATGATGAGTTCGGAGTTGGGAACAACCCTATTGGTGGTAAAGAAAAAATCAGAGCGGTAATGAATCTCGTTGAAACGGGTTGCACTGCGGACAGAATTATTTGCCCCAATGGTTCAGCTTACGACCATACGACTGACTTCTACTTTGGTGAAGTATTTTGTCTTGCTCTATCAGTAATGATGAGTGACAAGGAGTTTGAAGGGTTTGATGAATTATATAACGTCTCCGATGACTTTAGTTATTTCGAAGATAAGTACCGACTTGACGGCAAAAAGGTATCAGCGATTTGGTCTATCATAGAGGAATACCTTTTCCGTATTGAATGTTTCTTCAGGTATCCTTGCATCCTTGGATATATGATTAGACTCGCAGATATGTTCGGTGTAGACGCTTACGAAAGCACTATCCTCCGACTTACTTACAACGAACTTCAGGGTTACACTCACAGATAATACATACAGATATGTACAACGACATCACAGAGGAATACCTCACCGCACTTGCGAAGAATGTCTACGACAAGCTCCCCGTCAAGCCTGAACCTAACAAAGAGGACAACAAAGTCCTTGAAGAAGGCGAACTACCAATGCCCTCTGAAGGAGATATGGAGTTCTACTTCAGTCTGAGAGAGAGTATGCTGAATGAAGTCCACGAGCTTTTAATAGGGACGGCTGAGTATCCTACAGACCCCGTCCAATATGAAGAGTGGATGTTAGAGTATATTTGCGAGTGCTTAGAGGAAGGCAACAACACGGAAGAAGCAAAGCGCATGCGTTCTAACGTAACTCCGATGTTGGTAGCACAAGCTATGGAGTATCCGCTTGCATACCTTGGTTCTCACTTCAATCCGTCAGGCAAAGTGTCTCTTGAGGAATACGCTTCCGTGCTGGAGGCATTTGATGACGATGCTAATAGTTCTTTGTGGCACATCTGTTCAAATGGGTTCATAGGCATTACGGGAGACTATACGTGGGACTGCAACATTTACCTTGCTGAACTTATGTATATCGCAGAGATGTGTAACATTGACCTAAAGAAAGCTCTTGATGGGTATGCAGGCAATAGAACGTTAGAGTTTTAGTATCAAGATAAATCACATTGTGGCTGTGAGCCGAATGCGCATTCTGAAAGAGTGTCGGTTCGCTTACAGCCACTTTTTTATTCGGACATTTGGTGGAACAAAAAACTCTACGTACTTTTGTAGTGAAGGATGACGATAACGTCACCCACAACAAATAAACAGAGTAGCAAAAATGGGAACGACTAAGAACAACATCTACGACAGCTTCAGACCTAAAATGTCTATGAGTGCATGGGTCAAGACCATCGTCCCCGTAGAACGTCACAAGGAAGTGATTGAAACCTTATACGCTTACGCTGAAAAGGAAGGCATCAAGCTCCCAGCCTTAAAGACGAAGATTGTAAACTTAGACGTAGCAAAGGACATCGCTTCACTCGTCTACAAGGTTATGGGTGAAGATGCTCCTAAGTCAGAAGCCAAGGAAGAAACGCCTAAGGCTACATCCAAGAAGGCTTCTACCAAGTCCGAAGAAAAGAAGACAGCTGTATCGTCAGAAGACATCAAGTTCGCAGAAGGCACAAGCGAAGATGTTAAGGTTTGCATCCGAGATAAGGTGAAGGAAATCGGTCATCATGTTCCTGATTGGGTCGTCTTCTGTGAAGGTGAAGTCAATCTCTATCCAAAAAGCGAAGACTTAATGTTACTTCAACTCCCTACAGCTGTAAACCATATTAGCCTCCAAGCTCTTTACGATTTCCCACTCTTCTACAAGCCTGAGTTTGATAAGATAAAGGAAGGAGTTTCGTTCGGCTCAATCGTATCAGACAAGTGGTACTACGGCAACACAAAGGAGTTCTTCAAGCTCACTAAGGCTATCAATGAAGCATTGGGAATTGAACTTCTATCTGAAGAGTTCGTTGCTGACAACATCTATGATTATGATAAGTGTATTAGAACGATTGACCTTATCGTAGAAGGCTTCGCCATTGTAGACGCAGATGTAAAGTCAAATATATCAACGCTGAAGGAAGTCATTGGAGGAGGCGTAAATCAATCATTTGAACGAATGGCTACGATGTTAGCAGACTATTTCAAGGTTAGCTCATCTAAACTTCTTGAGTTCATAAAGAAGAACTACGTAAAGAAGATTAAGACGAGCGTAGGTACGTTTACGTTCTTGACGGCTTACTCCAAGTACCCTCAATGTACCACTCTTGATACTCTCATCTATCTACTCGTCAAGGAATACAACAAGAAGTAGACGCTTTGCAAAGCTATCCATTTGGCAGAGTTGAAAGTTCTACGTACATTTGCAGTAGAAAATAAGATAAACGATAACAGAGATATGGCAAAATACAACGAAAAGGTCGTCCTTGAAATCATCAACTGCATAAAGGATGGGGGCTTCCCTCTCATCCTTGATGTAGACAAGGGGCGAGTAGAGGTTCTAACGCAGGAAACGCAAATAAAGACTTTCTCCAATATGCTTAATATGGATGTAGTAGAAAGTGGTGTGGCTTCATATAAATGGGGCGACTACTACCCTGCTGGTGGCTATCATATCACATTTGCCAAGGAGCATAAAGATGGTCACACTTCACTCTACGAGGTAGCGTTCAAGCCTAAGAAGAAGTAGCATGCTCTACGTCATAATCTTAATCCTCGTCATCATCTGCGTCAATCAAGGCGATAAAATCCGCAGATTGAAGCGGGAGTTAGACGAAGCCTACAAAAGCAAGGAGAGCCTACGCACGGGTCTCTCAAATAACATAGAGATGCTTAGAGAACAGCTCTCTCATTACAGATAACAACATGACAAAGGAAGAACTTGAAGCCTCACTTCAGCCTCTCTTTTGGGAGAAAACAGAAGACGGAGGATACTACAGCAGAACGGGTCTTACCTATGACCTGCACCTATTCCAAATGCCTAATGAGTCTTGGTGCATTGAGGCTCAGGCAGGTAGTCTTTATAGAGGAGTGACCATTGGGTTTGCAGGAACGCTTGAACGTGCGAAGGAAATAGCACGAGAGTACCAAGTCATCAAGGTTTGCAATATGTTTTACACTAAACCATAACAACATGGAAACGAATGCTCCAAAAATAGAATGGAGGTATGATGGGAATTTCGCATTTGGTTCGTATCCCATCAACGATGATTATCGTGCCGAGTATATGTTCTATGACCACGACTTCGGATATGGACCTTGCTTCCGTTGCTTCCGTACCATCATCAAGTCAGACGAAGACATAAACAAGATTGATTTTGACGAGTCTCTTGAAATAGGAACATATCTTCCCAGCGGGTTTGAGGCAGAGAGCACCTGCGAAAACGACTTGAAGGATTTGCTTGAGAGAAGCAAGACGGCTACTAACATCTTACAATTATAATTATGACAAAAGACGAAAAGAGTTCAATTTTGAACTACATCACTCAAATCAAGTCGTCCTGCGAAGGAGTGTCCTATGGCATCTCAGACAAAATCGTAGACGGCATCCGCTCTCTTGATGACACGCCTATTCATATGTTTGACGTGGCACAAGGAGACTTGGAGAAGGACGCACTCAGCGTAGCTGATGATGCAAGAGATATGGAAAGAACCATCACGGAGTTTGAGAACTTTGTAGACGGCATTGATTGTTCCGAGGAGGAGGATAATTGGGAGGTGTATGGAGCTAACAAGTAAAAATCTGAGAGACCTCGTTCTCCCTCTTGAATGGAACGACAGCGGGTATGCAGGATTTGCAAATGTATTCCAAGACCTCTTTGTTACGTACTATATCGTTTATAATGAAGAAGGAGAAGGATACGTCTGTTTTGTTGAGACGGGTATGTATATGCAGAATGAAGAATGCTACGAATACATTGAAACTGCAAAGACCTTACCTATCAACGAAGAAGAATACCTTGAGACCCTGAAAGAAGCCCAGCGTTTCTGTAACGAGCACTACAAGGATGGTCTTCTTCAGAACTTCAACCTAACAAAACTGAAGTAGCTATGAGCCTATTAGCTTCCGTCATCACACTCTCCGTTCTTACCGCATTCTTCGCCATTGCGATATTCGTAATCTCAATTCGTCACTCTCGTGGGAAGGTGCGGATGGCGGAGAAGGAGCTTGAAGTCGCTACGCTGATGCACTATCTTGAAGATGGAGACAAGCACATCTCCGAGCTGAGTGCTTCGGTATATACCCTGAAGTCTCACAACGTAAAGCTAACGAAGCAGAAGAAAGAATATGAAGCAAAGATTAAAGAGCTGGAAGATGAAGTTAGTAGACTTAAAGAGCTTCTTGAAAAGCACGAAGGGTCAGGCAATTAAAGAGGTGCTCTTCCATATTTCCATGAGCATCATATTCGTTGCGGCCTTTTGTGCGTATTGGCTTGGTGACTTCACTGAACCATTACGTGGGTTCATCCTAACGTTCTGCCTTATCGCCTTCTCGGCATTCATCTTTTGGTTAATAGCGATGTGCTTCTTGGCAATGAAGAATAGTAGGTACGTTCACTATTACATGTCAGGTATCGTAATTGCAGGTATCATCGCATCTTCTGTTCCCTACATTATCCTATATAATCCACGATAAGAGATATGGTAGTACTATCCCTCTTTGACGGCATGAGCTGTGGTCAGATAGCTCTCAAGGAACTTGGCGTAAAGTTAGACACCTACTACGCCAGCGAGATTGACAAGCACGCCATCAAGCAAACCCAAATCAACTTCCCTGACACCATCCAACTCGGAAACGTAGAGGAATGGAAGAGCTGGGACATTGATTGGTCTTCCATTGACCTCATCCTTGCAGGGTCTCCTTGTCAGGGGTTCAGTGTCGCAGGGAAGATGCTTGGTCATGACGACCCTCGCAGTAAGCTGTATTGGGTCTTCCTTGATATTCTCCACCACGTTCAGAGCGTCAATCCGAATGTCAAGTTCCTCTTGGAGAACGTTCGTATGCGAGGTGAAGATGAACACCTCATCAACGAAAGCCTTGGTGTCCACCCCGTTGAAATCAATTCATCTCTCGTCTCAGCACAGAACAGAGCCCGTCTGTATTGGAGCAATATAAAGGTTCGTGAGGATGGTCTCTTTGGTGAAGTCCACACGGATATAGAACAGCCCGAAGATAAGGGCATCAACCTAAGAGACATCCTTGATGAGGACGTTGATGATAAGTATTACATCGGCAACTCCTCCTTCGGGAATGACATTGTAAGGACGTGCGATAAGACGATGGAGAGTGAAGGCAAACTTCCTTTCTTTGACGTTAATCAAGACATCATCAAGATAGGCAAAGACCTAAAGCCAAAGGGTTCTCAGGATAAGGCTTCGTGCCTTTCAGGCGGTGCTAACAGCGGTGGCAACCATTCGGATATGGACTTGCTCGCTATAATGAGCGACAAGGAAGTTACCCCAGGCATTTGGAGAACTCATATTGAGGATAGGGGCTTCAGACCTATGGCAGGAGATAAAGCACCTTGTCTCCCAGCACGTGCAAGGAATGACGGGAGCGGACAGCCCGTGGCGAAGATAGGATGTCTTATAAGACGACTAACCCCTATTGAATGCTCACGCTTGCAGACTATCCCTGAGTGGTATCAGTGGAAGTGTCCCGACTCCCAAGCGTATAAGATGCTGGGGAATGGTTGGACGATTGATGTCATCAAGCATATTCTAAGTCACCTAATCAACAAGTAATAGTATGGCAAGACCAAAGATTAAAGCATCATACCGAGTTGCAGAAGGAGGGAGTGAATACTACCTTAGACGTAGCATCACAAACAAGCTCTTCTCTCCTCGTGCGCAGAAGGAAGCTGGTCTTTCAATTACATTTGTAAAGAACAAGCTATGCGCCTACCTATCGGAGAAGGTGCAGATGCCTATTGATAATATCCTTATATCCTATCTGAACGAGTCTATCGGCTTTGGAGTTCAGGTTCGCTTTGGAGAGGATATACTCTTCAAGTTCATTCTCAGGATGAAGTATAAGGACTCCTACTTTGAGGTGAACAGCTTCAGTGTGGTCGTGGATAATGTCGTCAAGGATGAAGCTGAAAGAGACAAGCTAAAGAAGGCGGTTAGTAGTATCGTAATCGCACTTAGTACGGATGTCAATAACGCACTCCTTCAGTCCTACGGAATAGCAAGCTATGATGATATGCTCTCGGAAGATGTTCTGATTAACCATATGGTTGATGGTCGGACGATAAACGTCATCACCAAGAGCAGTGTTACGTACCGAGAGCTGTTCAACGACTTCTACGATATGAATGATAGGCTTAGGTATATCAACGGACAGAGCTACGCTTTTGCAGACCATAAGTATGAAGAGCTTGACCTGCTGTACTATTATTCAACAAGAGGCAACCTATATTATGAAAGGAAACTCGCACGTGGAGGAATCATTGACTGAAAGCAAGAACCCGTTTAAGGAAATGCTTGACCTTCAGGTTAAAGAGCTGAGGAAGCTCCTCAATGATAGGATTGAAGAAATCCTTGAATACGAAGACGAAGACTAAGAATGAAAGTATTGATGTCCATAAAGCCTGAGTTCGTAGATAGGATTGTCTCAGGAGAGAAGTCCTACGAGTTCAGAAGAGTGCTATACAAGAGGAAGGACGTTAGCCGTATCGTTGTATATGCTTCCAGCCCCGTATGTCGTATCGTAGGAGAGATAGAAGTAGCATCGCTCCTTACCGACACCCCTGAGAACCTATGGCAGAAGACAAAGGATAAGGCAGGTATCTCGGAGCAGTTCTTCTTCTCCTACTTCTCGGGAAGAGATAAGGCGAATGCTATTGAAGTGAAGGCGTTCCATCCATACGAGGAGCATATCAAGCTGAAAGATAAGTATCCAAGTCTTGTCCCACCTCAGTCCTTCTGCTATGTAGAGGACTAATCATACAAGGAAATTCCCCAGCGATTTAATTCGTTGGGGAATTTTATTTTGAAGAGATTTGGTGAATTGAAGTAGTCTTCCTACCTTTGTGGTGTGAGAGGAGAGCAGACAGCCACTCCACGATGACATTCAACTAACAACAATAAAGCAAAAGACTATGACATCCGCAGTAACAGAATCACTTGTAAGGGCAGTGCCTCTTACCTTTGAGCGAGCAACACAAGGTTTCACAACCTCCATCATGGCGACCTCACCCATCCTCACCGAGGTATTCAACGAAGACCATTACATCATCACGATATGTAATGCTCCGTTTGAGCAATACGCTGGAGTGTCACTCCGTCTCTCCAATGGAGAGTACGTCCGATTGAACCGATATGAGAACGAAGTTCCATCGGAAGATGACCTCATCAGGCTTGTTGAAGAGTATTACCGCAACCAAATCGCCAATCTCTAAAGCAACAAAGACATCACGAACACGTCCCGCTGGTCAAGCTCCATTTTACACACCTCCTTTCGGGAGAGCGGGGCGTGTTCTCTCCTTTGAATCATACGCAAAAGAAAAATGGATACTAACATCACCGACAACTCCTCCATCGTCCTCAATCTTGAACGTGATTGGGACTTCGTATGCAGGGTGACTATCCCCGTAAAGGCAGGTTCAGAGCCTATTGGCTTTTCCATCTATGCAGAGAAGGCGAATATCGCATTCAAGCATATCATCTATGATGGTGTCACCACCAAGAGCACAGAGGATATTTTGGAGGCACTAAAGCTCGCTCTTGAAGGTCTCTTTAAGGTCGTGTTGGAAAGACGCTCAGATGTCATTCTGAATACACATATCATAAAGGAGTACGATGAAATATCCAAACAGCACTACATCAAGGAGGATGCTCCTGATGGCAAGACTCTTGCTGTTACGCTCCTGAACTATGACACGGCTATGATATACGACAATCTGTGCGTATTAGCCGACTATCTTAGCGATACAGCTGAAAGCGGTTCTTATTCGGCTATTGCCGTATCCCACGATTTGCATGCGAATGCCTATGGTTATAGCATCGGAAAGACGCTATCTGAAAATGGCAGTGTATATCCAGCACTATTAAAGCCGTTGTACTTAGACTGCTACCATCTTGAGGATTATTCCAATGAGGACGCTAAGTCTATTGTTGTTGGTTTTAATACGAGAAAGGAAGCGGTGGAAATGATGGCTCGCCATAGGTTTATTGGTATGACGATACGAAATAAAACCAATTTCCTAAGTGCGCCATCATTGGTCTGCGATGAAACGATATACCAAGGTACTTCAAAAGGCTACTGCATCCGTATCCTTGGGATGGAAATACCACTCGCTATCTTCAGGGAAAAGGAGGACGCAGTTCTGTTTGCCAAGAAGTTCATCAAACTCGTAGAAGACCAAATCGCTACGACATTGACTTGTTAGGAGAAAAAAATCGGAAGATTTGGTGGGGTAAAAAGTTCTTCCTACCTTTGTAGTGTGAGAGGGGAATAAAAGAACTTCACACAGCAAACTAAACTAAAAGACAAAAAGACTATGGTACGCATAGAAGCAAAGAACCACGTAAGTGAAAACCCTATCAGCTGGGAACGTGTAGAGTTCGGTAAGATTACGTTCTTCAAGGGAAGAGCCAACAACCTGAACGAGACCATCGGGTATGAAGAGTATGTCATCCTTGTGTGCGATACTCCATACGAATGCTGGACTTCCATCGGTCTACTCTCCAACGGATGGGACAATACGGGTGACATCAACCTCCGCCAAGAGATTGACGTTATCTCCTCTCCTGAAGAGCTTATCGCTATCGCAGAGGATGACTACCTCACCCGAGTGAACGAACACTTCAACAAGTAATGCGTAAGCACTATGGAGCTCTCAGGAACATCACCCAATACGGGGCATAGCAACCTTCAGTGGAGTGAACACGAAGACGAAAATAGAATCACCTACTCGGCTAAGGTTAAAACTCCTTTCGGCAATCAGGACGGAGGATACGCTGTGATTGTCAATAAGAATCCAAAGAAAGTATCCTCCTACGTACGCTTCACCTATTTCTCTCCTCACTATCAGGGCTATCTGATGGAAATCCTCTGCAAGAATGAAGTTGGTAGTGCCCCTATGTCAGTAGAAGAGCTAATCAAGGTCGCTGAAGACAACTATTCTGCATCCTTGGAGAGAAAGTCAGAGTTCATGAAGAAACTTCGTGGACAAGAAGTTAAGCTCGCAGAAGAGCGTATTCGTATAGCACCATATAGCATCTTCTCTAATCACTAACATACATAAGATATGGAAATGTATGACGTTTTGAGTATGAAGCCACTTGACCCTTTAGCCAAAGAGAAGGGTCGGATAGAGCTTGAATGGATAGGGAGTAAATGTGAGGCTGGGTGTTCGTATATGGCAAGTGTCATAAACCCTTTCACGAAGTTCAAGTGTGAGTATGGAGTAATCGTAAAGAGGGAGATTTCTGAAGATGGGGTGTTTGGCAAAGTATTTCGTAGTTGCTACGTACCTGAGGTGAATAAGGTTGTATCTGAAATAATTCATATATACAAGGTTTTAGACCCCCATATGGATACAGCTGACCTCATAAGGATAGCCGAGGAGCATTTCTACGATGAGGTTGAGCGGTACAAGAAATCCAACGCTAACGACAAAGCTAATTCGGAAACGAACGAGCAAGGAGATAATGTAATTCATATTGAAGTCCCAGCAGGGAAGACTATCCAAATTGCAATCACAACAAAAGACGTTTAATTAGCTATGTGCAGACAAAGAAAACTATCACTCTTTTGGAAAGAAGATGGCGACAGATATGTAGGCAAGGAGATGCTATCAGCACAGAGTTCTGTGAGGTATTACATCTTTAACGTAGGCGAAGGGGAAGACCTCAGAGCCGTTCTGTGCCGAGAACTACACTACGTCTACGGAGAACCCCCTATCAATGTAGAGTACCTCGTAGAGCCCCCTTGCGAAGAGTACACAAGAGAAGAGCTTGTGGCTATGGCTGAACGTGACTTCGCCAATCTTGAAGATGTTCGCTACCACAACAAGTTTGAACTTCAATTCGTCAAGGACTACATTCTCAACTTCGTGGCGCTTAGCTTCGCCAAGTCGCACTATGGTGACGGAAGCGTCCTGCAAGCCCACTCGGAGATAGGTGAGTACGAGATTGAGTATTCAGGTGGGGCGTATTCAATCCTGACACCAGATGATGAGTACCCACAAGGCGTGTATGACGACATCAACAGCGCAATGAATGCTTGCACCGAACACTTCAAAAACACGCTTGTAAGAGCGATAGAGGAAGGTGTTAAACATCAATTTTAATTAGCATCAAATAGTATGACAGAAGAACAATATGATATACTCAAAGAATGGTTCATGAACCTGATTGTTGAGTATCGGCTTGATTACTTCCGAGGGAATGCCTTTAGTAATGCACTTCACGCCTTTGCAAGAAAAAGTCCTTGGACGCACGAAGAGGCACTTCATTATTGTCAGGAAGCCGAAAGCAGGAACGTTCGTATTCGTACGAATGACTACGATGAGTTAGTTAAAGAGTTGTATGAGATAGCCAAGGAAGTGCCACTAAACAATACTATCATCTCAGCAGTCACCTATATCTTCAGAGGTGAATGGAAGGACGCTATATCGTACATCAAGGAGATTGAGGTAATAATTTGCAAATAAGAACAACAACAAGATATGACACGAGAAGAAAAACTGAAGGTGTTAGGCGCAAAGTCTCTTGAGTGGAAGCACGATGGTCTTCTTGGGATGGAATGCTATGACGCAGTCTCGCTTAACCCATATACACAAGAAGAGCTTGAATATAAGATTGAAATAAAAGAGATGTCTACTAAAGGTTATCACATCTCTATTAAACTAATCAGTCGTTCAGGAACGTTGCTGTTAGGCGAAACGCTGTCAGATAATTACATATCTCCTGACGTACTCAAGGAAATGGCAGAACAAGACTTCTATAATCGCATCGTGAATAGTGCTAAGGAGGTTGGTATAACTGCACCAGACTTTGAGGAGAAAGAGGCAGAGGAACACCATACGCCATCACAAGCAAAAAGCCTCCTCTCAGAAGTAACTCCGTTGAAGTGGTATGGTGAAGAGAGTACCTCTAAGTGTAGCCTGAGTTCAGAAATCGTTCTTATAGATGAGGACGATGAAGACGAAGACAACGCTCTTATCATTGACTTCAGGATAAACGTAGACAATGATAGCAAGTACAGCTCTCTTGATGTCCATGTCACGGGCAAGTGGGAAATCGGTTACTATGACGTTATTGAGACAAGAGGCTATGCCGTCCCACTTGAAGAGCTGAAAGCAAAGGCAGAAGAAGTCCGCCTATCAATGGCAAAGAGACTTCTCGGCATCAAGGAATAATACATAGGCAGTATGAAACCATATCGCATCAAGCATAAGCCCACGGGGTTGTACTACAAACCCTCTACGAGAGGGACTAACCTTTCAAAGGAAGGGAAGGTGTACATCTCTCATGGAAATTTCTTGACCTACTCTAAGTGGGACGAGGAAGTCTTAGTTGATATTACGCTAAAGCAGTACGAAGAGCTAAAAGGAATACTCCTAAAGGATGGGACTCATCCCGAGTTACGTTGGAGTGGTCACATAAAGCAATGCGTCCGTTTACCCAAGGAAGACTTCGAAATAGAGTATCTATAACAATAACCATTATGAATGAAGAGCTAAAAGAGAAGATTATAACTAATGCTTGGAAAACGAAATTTCGTTGTTCCACGATTCAGTTACTTAGCCTTATATTAGAGTATTCTACAACGGGCGACATGAAGTACATCCATAAAGCACTATCCTTTATGAATAGTTCTTTAGTCAAATACAATACGACTTTAATAGAAGACGATTTCCACAAGACAAAGTTACTTCGTAACCTATTGACCTCGGGTGTTGATGATAGACTTATAATCGCACTGAGACTATTCATGGAAGGTGAACGTGGTTGCGCATTGTGGGCTTTGGAGGAGTTCCTTGATGAACATGACACTGATAGCAAACTCATAGCGGGCGCACAATAGCACCAACTCAACAAAGAAGCACGTAGTTCTATCCAAGTTCTACGTGCTTCTTTCATTTTATTTTCTCTGAGATTTGCACAAGTGATTTTTAGTTCGTACTTTTGTTGGTGTAATACTAACAACTAAAAAAGAATCCGTTATGGGAGATGAGGCAGAAGTCGTATCCGATTGGAACGATGATACAGCGTTCTTTGATTCGTGGTCTGACGAGTGTGGCAACTTCATGTACAAGGAGTACTCCGCCACCAAGCGTTTCATGGCTGGTCTTCACAGAGACGCAAGCATAAGCAAATATAGAGAACGATTGCGTAAGCAAAGACGCAAGCTGGTACGTAAGAAAGAAGAACGATACATAGAAAACAAGCAGGCTAAGGTCGGAACTGAACTGAGGTGTCCTGGTCATGGATGTGGCAATACATTCGTAAAGAAGAGCTACCAGCAAGCGTTCTGCTGTACGAAGTGTAAGGATTCCTTTTGGAATAAGAGAACGGAGTTCTACGGCTATCGCAAGCAGGTGGATATTTCCAAGTAAGGAGATACAACTACCGAACAAGAAACTTTACCAACAACAAATACAAATAACGAAGAAGAAATGAGTTCATGGGATTGGTCTACGTGCAGTGAAAAGCTCGGGTTTAACGAGGATGAGCGTCAAGTGGTAAGATGTCTATGGGAATATAGCCACGACCCTCACGAAGCAGAGCACCTGAAAGAGGCACGCACGAAAGCGGAGAAGCTATTAAGTAGTCCTCAGGCATACGAGAAACCGAAGGTTAATGCGCAGGCGTTAGTCTTGGATTATGTCATCTATATGCGGGATGTACCAAGCAGAACAATAGTAGAAATACTAATCTCTCTTACCGAGAAGAACTATCTTGATGTTGTAGAGAAGATTGACGCTCTACTTAGCTTGTATAGGCTTGATGATTACGGCTCTGACTACGATAAGGAGTTTTGGGGCGATGAAAGTCCTAAGACAGAATCTCCATTTGAAGGGAAGGTGGTACTTTTCCCTCCTATTGATATAGTGAAAAAGACAGCACCTTCTTTTGAGGGAGAGAAAGAAACATTACCTCCATCCAAAGAGGAGAGGTTTACACGTCTCCATCTTGATGAACAGCTCAGGTGTGTTTTTGGATTCTACGGGTATGTGCGTTGTCCTGATGAAGACAATCGTATTGCCTTCTACTTCACACGAATAGGGTCAAGGTATATCCTAAAAAGCATATCCAAGACGAACAACATTTCAGTTGTTGCCGAAAGCGAAGGTTTCCCTGCTTTGGTTGAGAAATGTCTTAGCTCCGTTATCTCTCCACGTATCAACTTTAGCACGATTAGTGTAAAGGATAAGACACTTGGCACAAAGTTATTAGAGTCTAATGTGGTGGCAGAAGTAGATGGCAAGGAAGTAGATATAGCTACATTCGTCAATCTTGATGACGTGAATTGTGTCGCTGACTCTACTATCTTCTATAGCAAACTCTACATGGAAATCCGAAGCATCTTGTTAGGAGAGAAGGAGAGCAAAGCGTTTGCTAAGCAAATTGAGCTAATCAAGAACCCTGATGGGTCTCCACTTAGCAATAGTCTCTTGCGCCTCATTCCGACCTGCACGATAGCGAACTTCTTTGACCCTACGTCAGGAGAGCTTATTGCATACGTCCGTAGGATTGACAAGAGTACTTGGATATGCGTGAACAAGGAGAACTTCGGTGATGAAGGTGTCTGCACCAAACACAATACGGAGGAGTCTGCTATAAGCCATTTCATTAAGCCTTTGGCTGACAAGGTGTATCCTTTGCTTGAAGGGCTGAAATCAGGATACCTATTGGCTGAGGATTATTGTGAGTATTATTCAGTCTCATTGAACGGCAGAACCGACTTCAAAGTCTCGTATAACATCTGCTCTACGTACAATGACTACCTTGCCTATCGTGTGTTGTACGAGCTGAGCGAATATATGGAGTCTGAGTACAACGTAACCTTCCCGTGTTGCAACAAATACCAGCCACGTGTGAAGGCAAGTGCGAGAAAGTTAGCCTACGTTCGTAACGACATCTATCCAAGCCTCCCTGAGAATTTGGTTCTTGAGAGACGCTTGATGGAAAACGATGAAGTCAATACGTGGTACGAGTTCTGCGAAGTAGTAGGGAACGAAGTGGAACTCGCTTGTGACTACGAAGACGAAAAGAGTACAATGCGCAATATAGCTGAGGAAGTAGACACATTCGTTCACGTTGCGGTAGGGCGGAACTTGGTCGTACCTGAGCTGTTCGCTTCAATGAGTGTGGGTGAAGGCACGCTTGAGGAGAAGGTCTTCATGAAGGATAAGAAGACGGGGAAGTACTACGACCTTGTACACTTCTATGGAGAAAAAAGCATCAGCCACGCTCAGGCTATCTGTTCAGAACTTGATAAGAAATTTAATATGCCATACGCTATGAACAACGAAGAAAAGAAAGAAGTATCTCTTGACGAAGAGAACATCCAAGAACCCTTGGAATCCGAGATTGATGAAGACTTCCTCACCGATGAAGACTTCTCTGATGAAGCTATCTTTGGGGGAAACTTCTCTTGCGAACACCTGAGTGGAAAGATTGCTTATATCTACATTCCCGTCAGGAACAAGAAGGGAGGTATTGATATTTCAATCTACAAGGATGAAGAGAATTCATTCAGTGATTGCCACGTGGTAGTAGGAGGACAGACATATGACCACAGACTATACCACATTGCGATTAAATCGGCTGTGGATATGCTCTTCCAAGAAGTCGCCAAGAACCGCTCCGACATTCAACTTGATGCACCAATCGAGATGAACTACGAAAAGGAACTTAAAGCGCACTACATCACTATCAATACCAATGGAGAAGACATTGACATTGCATGTGCAAGAAGCTATTACGAAGCAAAGCAAATCTTCGGGGCTTTATGCTTCATTCAGGAGTATCTCAAGAATACAAACCACGCTGGTAGGTATGCGAATACTCCGAAGAAGATGCCTTACTATGACATTGCTTATGACAAGGACGGCAAGGTAGGAGGTTCAAACACGAGAACGTATCGCCTGACAGACTATGATGTCGTAAGAGTCCGTGGTCTCAATGACTGCCATATCGTTGTCCATCCAAGTTGTGAAGGCGAAGAAGACTACGTCATCCCATTCAACAATGTCAATACGGCAATCATCGGACTCTCCTTCGCAGTAGCGAATAAAATCGCTGTGCACCATACCATCATCGGGGAAATCTCCATATCCGTTATGGAAGATGGTGGCTGTGATGAATACAATGTAATCGTGAATGGGGTAGGATATGAAGTTGCTTCGTTCAAGGAGAAGGAAGTCGCAGTGAAGTTCGCCAAGGAGCTTTACAAGAGACTCAAGGAGAAGTTCTCCAACTAAACAACAAGAGCGAGGGGAATCCCATTCGGGATGTCCCCTTGCCTTCACTTACTAATCCGATATAGTATGTCAGAAGAAATCAGCAGAGAAAAGGTCTCTCCATCAGGATGGACGGAACGTTTTACGATAGGCGTACCTCCTCTCTCCAAACACAAGTTTACTATCCGTGGTGAGCATAAGTTTGAAGACGGAGGAATGAACACCCGTATCATAGTAACGGAGAATGGAGTAGAGAATGAATACGAGACCTTCTGTATCAGTGATACCTTTGATGTAGCTATGGCTAAGGTAGCTCGCTACTGCAAGAAGAACTACCACCTTGTAGATAGGCTTGCGACATTATCATCCGAGTTTAGTGAGGAGAGAGGAGCTTATATACTCTCTACGAAGGATGGAGAAGAGGTAGCTGTCGTGTACAATAGCTATGAAGCAGAAGCGATGGTCAATTCCTACAACTTCATCTTATCCTATATCCGTGAGTATAGTAGCGGAGTGTCATACGCAAAGAGGCATTACATCACACTCCCAGGAGTTGTACGGGATAGCTACTCTGACCTCTGCTTCGCATCGGTTGAAGCTCTTCGATTTGATGGAGTTTACTTATTTGCTACAGAGATTAGGTACAACATCCACTTCTGCGAGTTCCACGTTATCCACCACGGACATAACGGGACGTACTACATTGACGACAAGAAGTTCGCAAGCATCTTGCATTCACACAAGAGGGCTTATAAGAAGTTCGCTTCTCACGTGAAGAACCTCATCTTGGCTAATGCTTTCTTCGTAACGCCTCCTATGGTATACGTAGATAAGAACCACGAGACGGGCAGATATGAAGTCAAGCTAAGCGGTGTAGACCTCAAATTCCGTATCAGTTATCTGTACAAGCACAACGCAGTGCAGTTCGCTTGTGACCTTGACAAGGCTATCAGGAAGAGATGCGGAGCTAAGTACGTAGAAGCGTATAGGAAGAAAAACTATAATAAGTAAAACCACAAACATAACAAGAAATGAGTATGAAAGACGAGAAGATGGGCAGTTGTAACGACTGCGTCCAAGGTAACGACTACGGGAAATTAACCTCAGGGTTACGTGACTTAACTCATATCTTCAACATCACAACTCCCACGGAGACGGGGAAGGAAGTCAATGTTGATGGGTATAGCTTCATTAAGGACGGAGAGAGACGATACAAGATTGATGTTGTCATTGACGAGAATAAGGATAGAAGGAGAGACTACATCTCAAACTCTCTTGAGAATGCGATTCAGGAGGCAATGTGCGCTGTCGCATACTTCTGCAAGGACTACCCCGAGAAGGTGGTCGCACATTACGCTATGATAGCTCCTCCAATAGATGGTGGTGCGTCTATGCGATACCAACTTCTGACTACAGAAATCAAAGGAAGGAATATCGCTTGGTTTGACTCTGCTGAGATTGCTGAGTTGGCTCGTGATGAGTATAACTTCATCTTTCAATACTCAGCCCTATACAAGACTGACAATGATGAACCACGGCAATTACCCCTGCCAAAGTACACAAAGTGGCTTTTGGATGGGAAACCGCAAGCATCAATAGACTTCCTTGACAAGGAAGGTAAGGTCGTGTCTAATGCTTCGTTTTGCATAAACCGCCTCTTCTTAGGGCACGATGTTGTTGGTCATCGTTCAATACCCGAATTGGAGGATGCGAGTTTAGTAGAACTCACACAGCACAAAAATGAGCATGATGCTATGCGGTATCTGTTCTTATTAGCCAAGCGATACTTGAATAACACCTACCACTTCCTTACCCCGCCTGAACTCTATGTAGAGAAAATGATGGACGAGGGCGTGTACGAAGTGAAGTTCAAGGATTACAAAATCCCTCTGAGGATGACATTTAGGACTATGGGCACTGCTATTGAGTTCGCACAAGAGCTACGAAACCTCTTTGAATATCAAGCCAAGTTCGAGGAGCTTATGCGTAAGCAATATCAAGCGTATGGCGAACCACTCGGGACTAAGGATTACCTTTAGACCTTCGCAATTCTAACAAACGAACGGCTCGGTAGAAACAATACTCTTCTGAGCCGTTCTTAACTAAGACAAGAAATGAAAACGAATGAAGCCGTTGTTCTCAACAACCTTAACGACAACGCCACCCTAAGAATACAAAGTATCATCAACGATAATGGTGATATAATGTCGCTCGTCTACGAGGCTTACAACTACATACAACCTGGATACAATGACGAACTCAAGGACATTATTGAAATCCTGAACAGACAATACGAGACAATCCAGCAAGTGAAGGAGTACCACGAGGCGATGAAGGAGAAGTTAAAAGAATACGAGGATAAGGAATAGGCGAGATTTGGTCAGTCCAAGTTTTAGCTATACCTTTGCGTAGTAAGACAAACAACAAAGAAGATGAGAAACGAAGACTTCACTGAAGAAGAGCTTGCTGAGATTGACGAGGCGATTGCTCAGATAGAACGAGGCGAATGCACTCGTATTCACGGACGAGACGAACTGATTGGCTACTTAGATAGCCTTTAGAATATAAACCATATAACAAGAAAAGAAATGATTATTTGCGGTTATGCAGGCGTTGGCAAGAGCACGCTGGCGAAAGGTTATGTAGGTATAATGGACTTGGAGTCTACTCCCTTTGAAAAGGATTGGGAACGTTACGCCAAGTGTGCTATCCACTACCACAAGAACGGATACATCGTACTCGTGTCCTGCCACAAAGAAATCCGTGAGCGTATCCTGAGTATGCTTGCAGGAGACAATACGGACGTATGTACTATCGTCCCTAATGTATCAGACAAGGAACTCTACCGAGAACGCTACACGAGACGAGGCAACACTCCTGAGTTCATCAAGGTACAGATGGACAATTGGGAAAAGTGGCTGGACAAGAGTAACGCCATTGAAGGTGAGCGTTGGATTGAAATGCAGGAAGGAGAAGTTCTCAAGGATACACTTCTCCGTATTGGCATCATCTAACCGAACTCCACAAGTACGCATCTTATCTACGAATGAGGTTCAACTATAATTGGAACTTAAAGGATGCCAACTTCACGGGGAGCAGGGGAAAAGTCTTCTCCTGCTTCTCTTGTGGAGGTGGGTCTACTATGGGCTATAAGCTCGCTGGGTTTGATGTTATCGGATGTCTTGATATTGACCATCGTATGATGGAAATCTACAAGAAGAACCACAATCCTAAGTATGCATACGAAGAGGGCATTCAGACATTCAAGCTACGAGACGACCTCCCCGAAGAGCTTTACAACCTTGACATCCTTGACGGCTCTCCTCCTTGTTCTACGTTTACTATGACGGGAGATAGGGAGAAGTCCTGGGGCGTAAAAAGGCACTTCCGTGAAGGACAGCAGGAGCAGGTTCTTGATACACTCTTCTTTGACTTCATAGACCTCGCAGAGAAACTGAAGCCCAAGGTCGTGGTGGCGGAGAATGTCAAGGGTATTCTTATTGCCAATGCAATGGAGTATACCATTGAGATACATAAGTCCTTCAAGCGTGCTGGATACTACTCTGCCCACTACGTCCTCAACTCGGAAACGATGGGTGTTCCTCAGAAGCGTGAGCGTGTGTTCTTTGTCGCTATCAGAGAGGACTTGGCTCAGCCATTCTTGTCGCACACCTCACTCTTTGATGAAGAACCTACCCTTGACCTCACCTTCAATGAAGAGCCTATCCTCTTCGGAGAAGTATCAGACTACTTAGGGGACGAGATTACAAGCCCTTCTATGCGTATGCTATGGGAAAAGCGTATCTTTGGTGATAGGACGCAGAGGAATGCAAGTGAGCGTCTATACAAGAAGCGTGTAAACTTTGGACGGGTATATGCTTACGAGAATGAAGTAGCTCCTACACTGATGGCAAACAAGGCTTCGGTCATCCATTTCAGTAAGCCCTTGTTCCTTAGTCAAGCAGAAGTCTGCAAGATTTCTACGTTCCCTCAGGACTATGATTTCTGTGGCAAACCTCCTCATTATGTGTGTGGTATGTGCGTTCCTCCGATTATGATGGCGCAAGTAGCACAAAGAATTTTTGAGAAGTGGCTGAAAAATTTGGTTGATTGAAAAATAGTTCTTACCTTTGTGATGTGGGAACGCCCCACCATAGATTAAAAAGAGAATAGAACAAATATGTTACGAGCAGTCAAAGTAAGATTATATCCAAACAAGGTTCAGGAACAAGAACTCAACAAGGTTCTTGGGTGCTACCGCTTTGTGTATAATCAAATGCTTGCTAAGAGGAAGACTGCTTATGAAACAGACAAGACGCATCTAAGCGAAAATGAGATATCGAAGTTCTTTTATGGAACATTGCGAAAGGACGAGCAGTATGCTTGGCTGAGAGAGCAGAATACACAAGTAATGGGGCAAGCCATCAAGCAAATGGATGTTGCTTATAAAATGTTCTTCAAAAAATGTAGTAGATTTCCAAAGTTCAAATCCAAAAAAGACAAGCAATCTGCTTTGTTTCCTCGCATTGCGATTTCAAAGCGTAACACGTTTGAGACAAAGCATATAACGTTGATTACATCACTTCAGAACCTCAAATTTCGTTGTTCTGACCTATACCACAGACGTTTGCAGAAATATAAGGATAACATAAGAAGGGCAACCCTATCGAAAACCAAAAGCGGAAATTTCTTCTTATCAATTCTTGTGGATATTCCCGAATCCGAATGTATTAGATTTGGAAAGACGAACAAACAAGTGGGCATTGACCTTGGAGTGAAGGATTTCGTCATCACCTCGGATGGGGTTGTGTTTGAGAACAAGCATTTCTTCAAGAGAGAGGAAAAGAAGATTGCGAGACTTCAGCGACAACTTTCACGAAAGGTAAAAGGTTCAAACAACCGAAACAAGCAGAGGATTAGACTTGCCAAGGCTTTTGAACGTCTGACGAACAAGAAGGAGAACTATATCCACTACGTGGTGAATGAAATTCTCAAGTCCTACGATGTGGTGTTTATGGAAGACCTGAATGTTCAAGGGATGCTGAGAAACCACAGCCTTGCCAAGGCAATCCAAGAGGTTGGGTTCTCAAGATTTAGGTTAGTTCTACAGACTAAGGCATCACAAAACGGAAAGAAGGTTTGTCTTATTGACAGATTCTATCCAAGTTCAAAGACTTGCTCGTGCTGTGGGTACAAGAAGCACGACTTGAAGCTCAGCGATAGATTTTGGACTTGTCCCGAATGTGGTGAACACCACGATAGAGATATAAACGCCGCAAGGAATATCTTGCTTGAAGGACAGCGAAAACTTCAAGCTGGTTGAGAGAAATCAGTAGGTAGCCGTACTACCGAATTTACGCTTGTGGACTACCCTCCTATGGATGACTGATTGTAGA